AATAAAGAACGTCATCAACTTCATTAAAAGCAAGTTCGGCATTTGCCAGGCTCGTGGGGGCACCAGCGGCACCACTTGCACGCCTCTTAATGCGAATGGTATTCGCCATTAGTAATTACCCCCGTCAGTCAAAGACAATGAAGTGAAAGAAGAATTAGCAACAAACTGTTGACTATTTCCATCATAAACAAGCACGCTACCATTGGTTTTAGCGCTCACATTGACATCGGCTAAATCAGCAATATTTAGCGTTTTCCATTGCGTGTCATAATTTGCATTGCTTGTTTTTGCCAACACTTGCCCAGTGGTTCCACTAGGAATGATTCCAGGGCCAGGCACGCCTTGAGGACCATTGCCAAAGAAATCTAATTCAACAGAAGACGATGCTCCAATGGCAACAATTGGGACATCATTTGCCGTGACAACTATTTCATTGCCAGCTTGATCAACAATGATGACAGAAGCATTTTCTTCCGTCACATCGACTGTACTATTGCTTTCTTGAACAATAACTGTCATTTATAGCTTAGCCCAGGATTTAAATATGCATTGCCCTCCAAAATATAATAAGCATCATTGCTGGGTTCAGTAATTAAAACATCATATTGCCCTTGTTCAGTGATGCCACTTGTCCCGGAAGCCGCCAAGCGAATTTTAAAAATACCACTAGCCTGGCTCACGTAAGAAACTGTAAAATCCGCGAGTTTATTAATCCCCAAACGATCATATAGCTTAGAAGCAATTGTATAGCCGCTCATGTTGACGGGCGTGCCAGCATTGTCCTTATATTGCACTTGCAGCTCAAAAGTGGCGCCTTGATAGATTGTAATATCGTGCTTGCCGGGAACAATCATTTCAAAATGCCCTTTCTTTCATTGTAAGCAAATTAAACCACTTCTACCCAGCCAATCAGTCCAAGGGCCTTAGCGCTTGTATCGCTGTCCACAGTAAGCACAAGCGTGTCGCTTACACCTGAAGCGTTTTGTCCTAAAGACAAACGAATGGCTTCTCCAATTGTGTAGTTAATAGCGCTTCCTTGTGCAACAAAACCAGAATCAATAATCGTGCCGCCGCTCACAGTGCCACTGGCAATTGTTTCCACGTTTCCTCTGCCATTATTAGCGGCCTGCCACGATGTTCCAGTGATGGTTGGATTGAGACGCAGACGCCACAAAACAATATCACTTGTTCCAACAGTAGTTGAAATTTTTACAGGCAAAATTACATTACCAGTGCGGCCACTAGCCATGCGAATGCCAGCAGTGATACGTTCTCCAGATGTATTAGGAACAGAGCCAATATCATGGGCAATGGAATAAATAGGACCATCTGGTTCATAGCCGCCCTCGCTTAAAATGCTGCAACAAATATGTTTAAACGTATGACCAGACGCCTGAGCCGAAGCATTGTGAATGCGATAGGACAATGGCAAAATAGCCGTTGTCATATAAACAGAGGAAAGCGTGTTGTAATGATTGAATTCGTGGCAATAAACAATTTCGCCGTTAATAATAAAACCACAACGCACTCTTCCCACTCCAAGCCATTCAAGATCGGCGGTGAAAATTTGAGCCTTAGAAATATCCAAGCTAGACAATGTATTAAGATTCCAGGCGCTTTGATTGACCACATCTTCCACCACGCTGCCAGAGGCATTGCTTCTAATGACAAACTGCAAAGTAGTGCCACTAGCCCTAAACATCACCCCATCAGAATCATTAAATAGCCCCACTTCTTGAATTAAACCAGCAGTGGGAGTAGAGCCAACAAAGCTCTGTAGCATCATCATGCTTTTCCCTGCTTGGTAAGGAAAATTTTGTTTTGTCCGGCGCAAAACAGTGTCGCCAGAAGCAGTGGTGGTAGCCATTGCCACACTGCTTTGATTGGTTAAAAACGTGGATGTACCACTACCAACAATTTTGTCAAACCATTGATCGGGCCGTTTGTCATAGCGCATTGTGCTATCAAACAGCGTATAAGGAGAACTGGTGCGAGCCCTGCCAAATGCATCTACAACGCCACTGTCTGGTCCTGTTTGTAAAAGTTGTCCGCGCCAATCAGCTTGAATGTGAGTTTCAAACTGTTCGTTGTTGGCAATAATTTGTCCCATAATTATGCACGAATAAGGCCAAGATTTTGCAAGGCAAGAATGACGCCGCTTAGGGCCGTCAATACTTCAGCAGTGGAAGAACCGCCACTAGGAATGGAGATGCCAGATGGACAGACGACGGGCGATGCGCCAAAGAAGCCCATCGATGCGCCACTGGCAAAAATCGTTACGCCTCCAGAAGCAGTGATGGTTCCAGAAATGGTTGGAAAAATTAAAGCGGAAGACGAAATACTGGTGGCGGCTAAAGTGCCTCCTGAAAGCGTGGGGGAATTGACTGTGGAAGAAGCAAAAGTACCTCCGGATACTGTTGGCGAATTAATTGTGACATTGTTTAATGTGCCGCCAGAAATAGTTGGGGAAGTGATAACTGCATTGTTATAAGTGCCACTGCTAACTGTGGCTACGTTAGTGATGGTGCCGGAAAGCGTTACGTTGAAAATTGTGCCGTCTTCAAACGTTGAATTGTCAAGAGTGCATTGATCAACAATTGCATTGGACAATGCCGTGCCATTGGCCGTGCCTCCATTAATTGTTGGCCCATTAATCGTGGCGCCAGTAATTGTTGCCGCTTGATAAGTGCCGCCAGAAATGGTCCCTAAAACAGTGGTGCCGGAAATAGTTGAATTACGAAGCGTCAGGCCAGAAGCCGTGGAAGTCCACGATGCGTCATAATCTACGCTTGTAGCCTTGGCAATAATTTGCCCCACGCTACCGCCAGACGGCAACGTACTCTGTCCCATCGGTCCTTGCACGCCAGGGATGGACAAACCAATAGCAACTGGCTCACCACTAACAACAGTAAGAATGATATCGGGCATGATTAATTCCTAGAACAAGTGCCGGAAACAGTGCAAACGCCTTTTAGCCAGTAATAACGATCTCCACCGGCTTGCGTGGCACTCACGTCATAATTATAAATTCCTACTTCCAGTCCGCTAGAAACACTTGGCGCCAATGTCAATTGAAAAATTCCGCTAGCTGCATTTGTAATAGCTGGTACAAAACTTGCAACAATTTCTCCGTCCAATGCGCCGCAAATATCGCTATCAATGGTATATCCAGAAAGATTGATGGGAGTGCCGCCGCTTTGCGTAGCAGTAATCTGCATGCGGTAAGTGGAGTTTTGCAGCACCACTATGTTGTAAGTGGCGGGATAATACATTTCTCCCTTTTCTCCCCAACTGTTTTGTTTTATTATAGCCTTGCATTGTTTTAAACAAGAAAAAAGGAGAGCATTGCTCTCCCTTGGCTTTATTTACCTTGACCTCGCATGAGCTTGCGCCCATGAGAAGCTTTGCTATTTTTTCCTTGCCCTTGCTTCGTGGTTTTGGGCTTGCGGATGATAATGCGCTTTGACGAAGAAGCGCCAACTTTGCTTTTTACGGCCAATGGTGGACGTGCGAAAGCACTATATTAGCTAGCCCAAGGCACGCCGGCGCCCGTGGTCGGGGCAATTTGTTGCTGAATTTGAGCGGCAAGAGCGGCTTCAATTTCAGCCACTTTCTCCTCGCCAATTTTCTCCTTCGTCCATTCCACTACCATTTCAGCAGTGAGATCAGCATACGGAATAAGCGAGTCGGGCTCAGGCGGTTCAAGACCGAGAGAGCCATACGCCCCCGAACGGTAAGTACCGTCAAAAGCATCAATGGTGTAATGAATGGTGTACACTACACCATCTGACAGCGTGCGCTCAAGATTAGCGACGCCCCAAGTAAATTCAATGGAAGAAGCCATGATTAACAAAATAGCCTGCTTTATTGTAAGAGCAAATTACAGCTCCGGCATTTCGTACTCCTTGGTGGTATTGCAATAATGCTTAAAAATAATTTCACTGGTATTACCAGCCCAGTTTGCCACCTGTGGCACTGGAATGCCCGCCTCAATCCAGCGGCTAATCGCGGTGTGCCTGCAATCATAAGGGCGATAAGCATGACTAATTAACTCTGCTTGGTGTAATGGCTGCAGTTTTTTACGAAAATAACTCTGAAACGCCAAGCGATCCCATGGAAAAATATATTCATTGTCTTGAGAAAGTTGCGCCATAATTTCTTGACATTTATTGTTCAATGGCACCCATCGCTTTTTGTTTGTTTTAGTACTATCTTTTAATCCATGCGTAAGGGTCCAGTTTTGATGCACAAGAATCTTGTTGTCCTTGATATCGTCCCATCGCAATGCTCTTACTTCACCAGTTCGCATGGCGGTTTGAAGCATAAATTCTGTATACCAAGTCCAGTTAACATTTTTATAAGTTTGCTTGGCTTCTAGTGCTGCAAGGACTAATCCCACTTCATCTCGCGGAATTACAACAATTTCCTCGTTTCTTTGCGGAGCTTTAGGCATTTTAAAGCTTGCAAGAGGATTCTTGTCCAAGTAACCCACGTCTTCTTGTGCTGCCCAGCGAAACATTGTTTTTGCATACATTGCGACGCGTCTAGAAGAAAGCACCGGCTTTTCTCCCAACACCCAAATCATGATTTTGCGTGCTTCATTTAAGTCTTGAATTGGGCAACGCTTTAACCATTTTGTTACTTGCCTGTAGTCGGAAGTCAAGCTGGTTGGACATAGAGAAATGGAGCGCTCTTCCAAGAAGGCACTCCAAAGCTCCGCAAGAGTGGTGGGCATGGTTTGAGGGCGAAGACGGCCAGACTAGTCGCTTGTACAGAAGCTGTCAACCCATGCTTGGTATCGAAAGCAACTACTGAAGCTGGTCTTTGGCGTGTTGGGCCTGGATCTCCGCGTAGTCCAGCGCGGTGCGGCTAAGTTGAGGAAAGTCTTCCTGCAGTTCTGTGGGAGAGACGCCAGCACGCAATTGCTCCACCACCACGGCCACGGGAATCCGCGTGCCGCTAAATACAAGCTGTCCCGAGCAGATCGCGGGGTCGCGCTCCACCACACCTTGGGAAAGCGGCTCCTGGCTTTGTTTTGACACATGGCGTAATTCAATTTTACGCTGCTCTATGCGCTCCCGGCGCTCAGCATTGAAGCCCTTGGTGAGTTCCCAAAAGGAGCGCGTCATGAGCGTTAAGGGGGAATGGTTAATCAGCTTGGCCACGCTTTATCAGCGGTGGCACGCAACTCCTGGATAAAGACTTCCAGTTCTTCGCGGCTTCGGAACTCTTCGGTGTAGTAACTGTCTTCTTCATTGGCTAAAAAGACTTTTCCGTCTTTAGCCCAAGATGTGTGGGGCGAGCCACGATATTCTTGTTTGGTCATGGTTTTTGGGGAACTGTGGCCGTGGGCAGGAGCCGGAAACTCGCTGCCCTACCACATTACAACACGGCGTCAAGCCCAGTAGAGAGTAGGACTAAGAGGTTTAGCAAGCCATCAGCACGCAAGGCACGCAGTAGCTGCCATCCTCGTAAGTGCAGGTGACGTGAGTGCTGGTCACTTTGGCGATGGTCTTGCTGCGGACAATGTCGTCGTCCTGCGGTTTAGCGGTTCCATCACCAGCGGACATCAGCAGGTCGCCCCGCTGCACCGTGACACCTTCGGCAATGCGGATGATGAAGTCACCTGTCATCGCGCAGTAGAAGTCTTCGGTGTAGGTGTCGTCGTCGTTGTCCCAATCGACAAACACGCCAGACACGTTCGGGTCACCTTCAACGTCAGAAACCTTCATGCGGTTGAGTTGTTCATTATCTTGATCACCCCACTCGCACATCTCATCCAGATTGCTTAGCACAGTGCCGCGCAGAATATCTTCGCGCCCGCCATTAAGAAGCTGGGACCAGCGAGAAAGGTGAGCGCCGTTGAGTTGAACAGTAGTTCCGGAAACAGAAATAGTGCCTTCAACTACGTCTGCTTGGCGTAGTTCGACAAGAGTTCCGTCATCTCCGTTTCTATTTACAACTAAAGGAACTGCGCTGCTGCGATTGATCCTGACAAAACCATCTGCATGTAATGAAATTCCTTGTCCATCGCCGTCAGCAATTCGACCAATGTAAGCATTTCCTGCGCTCGTAATCCTCATCCGCTCCGTCGGGCTGCTCGCTCCATCGGCGGTAGTGGAGAACACTAGGCGGCCCGGATAGTCATTCGATCCAGCGGTTCCATCAGCCGCGCAGACGATAGTGCCGAACTCGTTTCCGCTGCTATCTGTGAATGAAATTGCGCCAAGGTCTTCGCCGCTTGTGATAGATGTTGCGGTTTCACCCCTTGCGATATTGAGGATTGCTGATCCGCCTGACGACGAAGTATTGCCTTGGATCTTGATTAGACCAAACTGCGCGTAAGCACCTGCGCTAGAGGCAGAAGACGTGCCAACTAACAGGCGTCCCGAGCTGTCGATGCGGGCGCGTTCGGTGGCGTTTGTTGAAAACACCATTGGGTACGCACCTGATGCCCATAGATGCGCTGAGTAAGCGCCACC